AAAGTTATTGGAGAGAACTTATCGATTTTCGTAACGATTTTATTGCGCACAGAAAACTTGAATTCGATCAACCAACCCCATTTCTAGATATATCATTTAGAGTTGCGGTTCTATTTGATTTATGGGTACGCAAAAATATTGAACCAGATTATTTAAATTTCCCAACATTAGAGGAACAAAGTGAAAAATACAAAACCAGTATAAATAAAACTATATCTACACTTATATAACAAATATAAAATAATTTCTTATTACTGAAATCCTGTACCAAGCGGTACAGGATATTTTTATGCCCATTTTTAGAAAGGAGCTGATCTAATTGACCACAAACGAAAATTTAATAATAGAATGTTTAAATGAACTGAACAAAAATGCTCTGGCAAAACAAAAATATAAGGACTACTACGAAGGCAATCACTCAATCCTGAAAAGCTACCAGATGCAGGACAGCCGGAGCAATATGAGATTGGTATTCAATTTCCCTCGCAAGTTCGTGGATAATGAAACAGGATATATTCTAGGCAAACCTGTCAACTATATTTCCAAGTCCGATGAATCAACAATCACAGCTGCTATTGATAAAAACACAAGTCATTGGGATAAAGAACATAATATCAATCTGCGGAAGCAATCGGAAATCTATGGGGAAGCCTATGAACTCAACTATGTGAATACTGAAGGCGAGTTTTCAGCAACAATACTAACCCCTCTGAATGCTTATGTTCTGGAGGATGGATCTGCCGAAAGAAACGTTGTACTGGCTTTACATACCTTCACTAAGAAATTCGATACCACTAAATATCTTGATGTGTACACCGCCAACGAAATCTTACATTATGAATTAGGAAGTAACAGCAATAAATCATCGCTCAACCTGGTTGGTAGTCATGAGCATATTTTTGGCAGAGTACCTGTGACTGTATGTTCCGCCAATAATGAAAAGATAAGCGGCTTTCAGGATGTCATTTCCCTCTTTGATGCCTACAATGCTCTGAATTCCGATTTGGTCAATGAAATCGCTGACCATCGCAACGCATACCTTGTAATTGAAAATGCCAAAATTGAGGAAGAAGATTTACTCAAGATGAAAACAATGGGGATTATTCAAGTGCCTTCAGGGGGCAAGGTAAGCTGGCTTACAAAGGAAATCAATGACTCGTTTGTGAAGAATGAATTGGATAATATAGAACGTAAAATATATGACATGATGGATGAGGTCAATTTCAATGAGAGCTGGGCCAGCAACACTTCAGCTTTGGCACTTCGCAATAAACTCCTCAATCTTGAAAATCGAGTTGCTATAAGAGAAGCTTTTATGGAAAAGGTGATCAAACAAAGGCTGAAAAACCTGTTTGTATATCTACTGAAAAAGGAAGGCATAGTCTATGACTACAGGGATGTGGCAGTAAAATTCACAAGGAACCTTCCAACCGATATGGTGGGACTTGCGGATGTCATTGTCAAAATAAAGGATATATGTTCTCAGGAAACATTGCTTTCGTTATTGCCATTTGTGGAATCACCTAAAATTGAGATTAATAAGTATAATGCAGAGCGTAACAAAATAGATACAACAAATAATACTGCGCCAGTTTCTAATGAAGTTATTGCCTAAATACACGTTGTAAGCCTTCAAAATTGTTGAGTAGGGTGAATATACCACTACTCTTTTTTAGTGCCTAAATTGGGTGATATATGCCACATAACGTTTGATATGAAAAGCCATGAACCTCTTGATACAAGCGGGTTTATGGTATTTTGTTTATAAATTAATTTGCCCGTTTTAAGGGTGAGAGGAGGTGGAAATGATGTGGCAAGGTTAAGCAAAGTTGAGAAGGAGGATCTAGGTTTTTGGATTAATGCTAAAGGAGAAATTGAGTATCACAAAAGATGTGCAAGGTGCAGTCAGGAATGTAAACAATCCTTTAGATGCTTAGAAGTCCTTTGTCCCAAGTATCAAAGGAGATAATAATTTGTCCTGGGTATGACGTTAAACTGCTTAAAGCACAAAAGTGTTTCTGGTTCTATGAGTCAGAAGGGCAAATTGAAAGGGGAATATATTCATGACATTAGAAGAAGCGAAACAGTACATGGAAGAAAACAAAGGTAGTGATGAGGTTAAAGCATATCTTCAGGGGCTAGTAAACGTTGAAGGGGTGCAGACATTCTTCACACAAAATGAGGATGGCAAGAGATGGCTGGACAGTGAACGAGACAAGCATCTAAACAAAGGTCTGGATACTTGGAAAGCCAACAACCTGCAAAAAGAGATCGACAAGAAGATCCATGAACTTTATCCAGAGGAAACAGAGGAGAAGAAACAACTCAGGGAACTAAATGCCAAAATAGAAACGATGGAGCTTGAGAAACAGAGGGAAGTTCTTAAGAACAAAGCTCTTACTATTGCTGCCGATAAAAAGCTTCCCATAAATAAGATCGTGGATTTGTTCATTTCAGATAATGAAGAAGCCACGGTTGCCAATATCGGCAGGTTTGAAGAGATCTTTGGGACTTCAGTTCAATCGGCTGTGGAAGAAAGACTTAAAAGTAATGGCTATACTCCACCGAATAATGGCGGTCAAAACACCCAACCACAAAATCTAAATGACGCTCTAAAGAACTATTATACCGACAAAAATAAAGGTTAAAATTGAAAGGGGATTAATTTATTATGATTACACTAGCACAAGCAAAACTAAACACCCAGGATGCCATTCAAGCGGGGGTCATCGATGAATTCAGAAAGAGCTCATTCATATTGGACAATATGACATTTGATGATGCCGTTAGTCCTGGGACAAATGGAGCTACCCTTACTTATGGTTACACAAGATTGATCACTCAGCCGACTGCAGCATTCAGAACAATTAACAGCGAATATACGCCACAGGAAGTCACCAAAGATAGATATACTGTGGAACTTAAACCGTTTGGTGGTTCATTCCAGATAGACAGAATTATAGCTAATACAGGAGGACTCGTAGATGAAGTAAACCTACAAGTACAGCAAAAGGTAAAGGCAGCAAGGGCATTATTCCACGACACTATTATCAATGGCGATTCTGCAGTGGATGCTAATTCCTTTGACGGTTTGAATAAGGCCATTACGGGTTCAAGCACAGAATTTAATTCTGGAGCCTATATTGACCTTTCTACATCGACGAATGTGGATACCAACTACAAGCAATTCCTCGACTTGTTGGATGAATTTCTGTCCAACCTTGATGGCACTCCAACATTCCTGGGTGGGAATTCCAAGCTTATTACAAAAATTAAAGCAGTCGCTCGAAGGGCAGGTTATCTCACCCAAAGTGAAGATGCGTTTGGCAAGAAAGTGGATGCCTATGATGGGATTGTACTTGTTGATCTTGGTGCGAAGGCCGGAAGTAATGATCCCGTCATTTCAATAGTGGATGTCAGAAAACCAAACGGTACAGATACAGTCACTGGTTTGACAGACCTTTATGCTGCTAGGTTAGCATTAGATGGTTTCCATGCTGTATCTCTAGCTAATCAAGATTTAGTTAAGATTTGGTTGCCTGACTTTGCAACATCGGGAGCAGTCAAGAATGGTGAAGTCGAGATGGTTGCTGCCGTTGCTCTGAAGGCAACAAAGAGTTCTGGTGTCATGAGAAATATTAAAGTAATTTAAATGGAGGTAAAACAATGGCGAAGATATACAGCAATAATAAACAATATAACGGTATATCTGCTAGTGTGAACTTTATCAATGGGGTGGGGGAGAGCAATCTCCCTCACCTTATTTCTTGGTTTCAGGAAAATGGATACACCATAGTAGATGATAAAAGGGAACCTAGCATTTATGATTCCATGGCTTATAAGGAATTGACTGAGCTGGCTAGAGAAAGTGGCTTTAATGGTATAGGTCTGAAAAAAGAAAATCTGATTAAAGCCTTAATTCTCTGGGATAAGGAACACATAGCAGAAACAGAAACGGAGGAATAGTCAATGCTGGAGATCGCAAAGATGCTACTTGGAATTGAAGTAAGCGATATATCTAAGGATGGAATTCTAAATCATTTTATCAATCAAGCCTTAAAGTCCGCTCTCGCTTACTGTAATGTGACGGAATTACTGCCAGAGCATGATGGCACTATCACAGATCTGGCGGTTTACTTTTATAAAAATAGAGACAGCTTAGGTTATAAGCAACAGGTACAGGGAGATCGAAGCGTCACGTTTGAAGGAGG